TTAAAAGTCGATATATGCCGAGAATTTATCTCCAATATTATCTTTAGCAAATTCTGTGATATGTGTATAAACGTTCATAGTGGTTTTTAAATCAGAATGCCCTAATCTATATTGAACTTGTTTTAAAGTCATACCTGAATCAAATAATAAACTTGCATGAGTATGTCTAAAGCCATGTATCCTTATTGGTTCTAAATTACTATTCTTTATTATTTCATGTAGCCATTTTCTAGGCTTAGAAGGAGAAAGAATGCCTCCGTTTTCTGATTCAAATATTTTAGTGCTATCAGGAAAAGCAAGATGCAGTCGGTTGAGTATATCGCAAGTTTTATCATCCAGACTTATTAATCTAATACTTGCCTTGGTTTTAGTAGCTGAAACCTCTAAGCCAAGCGGAGAGTTAGAAACAGCTTTGTTTATATCAAGTGTCTTTCTGCGATAATCAGACCATTCCAAGGCAAGTAACTCGCCTTTTCTTATTCCAGTAAATGCGAGTAGTCTAAATAAGGACATTTTTTTAATATTGTTTGTTGCTTCAAGTAATTTCATAAAATGTTTTAATTCATCTGGGTTGTAGAAATCTTTTTTACTTTCGGCTGTTCGTTTTATTTTTGGGGACGTAACAGGGAGCGCCGGATTTGATTGTATGTATCCATAAAGTGCAGCGTGATTAAATACTTTGCGAATCATTCCGAAGAGCTTACGTGCAAATTTGAGCTTATCCGACAGGTCATTTTGGAACTCTTGTAGTTGTAATGGTGTGAAATCAGATAGCTTTTCATCTCCGAACTTAGGTAAAACGTGTTTATCAAAAGCTCTCGTAGTTTTATAATAAGTGCTATTCTGTACTTCCTTTTCATATATCACTAGCCATTCATTATACAGTTCTCTGAAAGTCATATCGCTTTTAGGAGTAGGATTATCTATTTCTTTTTGAAGTTGCATAATAGCAGCTTTTGCATCAGTTTTATTTGAAAAACCTGAACGCTTAATATATTTATCTTTACCGTTTTCTTTTCCTAAGTATATTCTGAATTTATAAGCAGTAGTGCCATTCTTCTTTTTATATGCTTTTATTTCCAAAGTTGCTTTTTATACCTCATTTCTGATAAAATGGTATAGTAAAAGCCTTCCAGATAGAAGTGCTTTACTACATTCATGATAAATCCGCCCTCGCCGTCCAAAGTTTGGGCGGATTTTTTAGTTTAATCTATTTTATTGTTCCTTTGCTCATGCTGAGATTTTGAACCCATCCACTATCCATGATAGTAGCATCGTTTAATTTTGCTTGGAAAGTATAAGCTTGACCAGATGTTAATTTTTTAGCAATGTCATCAGGCATGTTAATCGTTGCAGTAGTGTTCATAAATTGATTATCTGTGAAATTACCCGCATCGATTGTTACATCTGTTCCAGTAAATATACCTTTCGCAACTTTTGAAACTGTTCCTTGGAATTCAAGAACTTTTCCTTTATATGTATCGTCAGCAGCGGCGCCATTCGCTTGATATGCTTTTACAATTTCTTCGAAAGTTACTGGTGTTGCAGAAACTGATTTAGAAGAAGCTTTTGGTTTTTCTGAAGAACTTTTCGAAGTAACCTTAGTTTCATCTTTTTTAGTTGATGATTGTGAGGTTTCTTTTGATTTTGAACTTGTATTTTTATCATCTGACTTCCCGCTTCCCATTCCTTTGATAGCGAAAATTAACACGATAACTACAATCCAAAACCAAACTCTTTTATAGATTGGTTTTTTAGCTTTAGGAGTTTTTCCATTTTTCATAAGTTTATATTTCCTAACCTAGCTTTTAACGAGGTTCAAGATGTTGCTCGTAGTTTTTTATTGTTTAAATGTTTTCTGGAGTAAACCAATCAACTACTTCGCCGACGATGTTCCAGTATTCCCCATCTTCAGGAGGAACTGGCAAGAAACGATCACGATACTTCTCGTTAATAGAATGAAGAACAAGTTCGTTTTCAACAATGCTAACTTCTTTAACCCAAGAAGTCCCATCATAATCTACTACATATATTCCACCTTGAGGAGTATCATAGTTTTGTCTAATTAGAATGACATCGCCGTCGTGTAAAGTAGGTTCCATTGAATCTCCATCAACAACTGTAGCGAAGTTAAAACGAGGTAAATCATTTCTCAAAGTATAATAGATAGTTTTTTCGTTTTCCACATAATGGAATCAACCCTCGCCGTCGTAAGTTTGGGCGGATTTTTTTATCTATGTTATTTATTAATGTTTGCTATTGCATAGTCAGCTTCAGTTGAGGTGAATTGTTCATAAATTAATTGTTCCCTTAGACCAGCATCGGAAAAAGAATCATAGCTCAAATAATCTTGGGCTTTTTTTAATGCCTGAATATTCCAATCAGTCTTTATATTATCAATTGCGTATTGAGCAGCGGTATCAGGGTACCCTTCGTATAATAGTTGTTCTTTAAGACCCAATTTTGAAAATGCGGTGTAGCTTAGATAGTCCTCTCCTTTGCTAAGTGCATCCTTATATTCCCTAGGAATCGCGGCTTCTCGGGCTGCGGCTTCGTCAGCCGCTTTTCTTGCTGCATCCTCTTTTGCTTTAGAGTCAGCCGTGGCTTTTTCTCTTGCTGCAGCATCGGCTTTTGCTTTAGAGTCAGCCGTAGCTTTTTCTCTTGCTGCAGCATCGGCTTTTGCTTTAGAATCAGCTGTTTGCCTTTTCTTTTGCCTCAGCCTCAGCCTCAGCTTTTGCTTTGGCATCGGCTTCTTTTTTCTTAATTACTTCAGGGTTCTGTTTGATAGTAATTTCTTTAGTGATTTTACCATCATCATTTTTTGCAGTTATTTCAACTATATCTTGATCATTTACTTCGTCTAGTTCATATTTTAAAGTAAAATTACCATCTTTATCAGAGATTACTTTATCACCTATAATACCATAGCCAATTTTTACTTTGGTATTTGGTGTTGTTTTACCAGTAATTTCAGCAGTTTTTGAACTATCTGCGACAACAGACTCAGGAATTACAAGCGTAGGTTTATTACTTGATTCGGTTGTGCTTTTTTCGCTATTCTTTGACCCCGAATTACTGCTCGGAGAACATGCAGCTAATGAAATAGCAGTAAGCATAGTTACTCCAATAAGTGCTATTTTTTTCATAAAGTTTATATTTCCTAACCTAGCTTTTAATGAGATTCAAGATATTGCTCGTAGTTTTACTTATTTAATTAGTTCCCAATAATAGCTGGAATTCTTTTTCTGCCATGTTATATAAATTATGGCTTAGATGATATCTATCTAAAAACTCGTAAATACTAACATCCTCAATTACATCAAAATAGCTAATATAATCTACAATATAATCATGCATTTCATGCTTGTTTATACTAACCTTTATTTCATCTTCAAAAATTTCATTTATAGCTTCATGCATTTCTAAGTATTCATTTTTGATTATTGATTCAGCCAGTTCAAAAGGTGCGTCTGTTGTATTTACAAACACATTAAAATATTCATAGCTTCCCCCATTGGCTTCAAATATTTCCCAAAGCAGAAGAATCGCTTCGTGGTTTGCTCTAACTTCTTGTGGATTGATTGCATCAAAATATTTTCCACGATGGTTATCTTTATTAATGATATGAATCAATTCATGAGCAACTTCGAAAGGAGTTGCTTCATCAGAATTATAAATCATTACCCTAGCATCAATATTAACAACTGCCGGTAGTGGCATAGATTTAATATCACATATTTTGAATCCACATTTTTTCAATTTCTTCAAGGAGATATTCTAAAAGCTCCTGTCTGCTCATAGAAACCTCCTATTTGTCTTCTAGCTCTTTTCCTAGAGCTTTTTTCATAGCTTCTTTTACTTCATCAGTTAATGGCTTACCATCAAATGAAACCCACTTATCCCAATCAACTTTACTATCATCTACTAAATCGGCAAGGTCAATACCTTGTTTTTGTTGTTCAGTTTTAATAGAAACAACCTTAGCATTTTCTTTTTTCTGCTCTTTCAATTGAGAAGAAGCAGTATCAAGGACAACTTTTTGGCGAGACTCGTCAAGTTCGGAGCTAATTTGATTTATTTTATCCAGAATCGTAATTGACTGTTCTGATAAATTTTCATTCATCAATTTACTTAATGGAATAGAAAATATTTTTGCGATGTCATTTAAGACACCCGCTTTTGGCGTGTACTTGCCTTTTTCCCATTCACTTACAGATGAAGAACTTTTTCGCCCAAGTAAATTAGCAAGTTCTAATTGCTCCATATTATTTTTTTGTCTAAGATATTTTAAATTGATAGCAAAATAATTTTCATTACTATTATTCTTTTTCATAGATATATAATAACACACGTTTCGGTAAAAGTGAAATATATTTCTTGTTTTTTATATTATTTTTCGGTTTTTGTGAAGTTTACTCTTTACTTCGGAAAAACCGAAGTGTATAATTAACTCATAAAGTCAAACAAGCGAACAATCATGGAGCATTCAGTACGGCAGACGGAACAGGCTCAAATGACGGTACACGACGTATCCACCGCGACGTAAGTAGCAAGTTTGGCAAATAAAAAGCCCCATAGGGGCGGAAAGGGTATTTATGCCAATAGATAATGAAAAAAGTCGATTGAATAAAGTTGAAAAAATCCCACTGATAATTACTCAAACATTGGTTGGAAATGGAACAGAAGATAGCCTAGCAAGAAATGTTTATCAAATTTGGTCTGAAAAAGGGGAACAAATTTGTACATTAGACTATAAAGATGCAGGTTATGATGCTATTTCAGCTTCTTTTTATCCTCATTAAGTCTTTGTTTGGTATCGTTTACTTTGCCAAAAAGAACTTCGACATTATGCCTAGCGATATACCATGAGTTCATAAAAAACTCTATGACTTTCAAAAGATTTTCAGCTTCACCTGGTTTTATTTCAAGGATCACATTAATATCTTTTTCGGTATGTGCGCCTACATTTCCAATATTTCTGATACTATCTAAAACAGTTTTTTCGGGTATGGTAACTATTTCTTCAAGAGCATCTATTTCATCGACTAACCTTGATTTTTTGATGCCGTGAAAATCTCTAATCATTCCTTGCAAAGCACGTCGAGACAATGTAGCGGAAGCTTTAGGACTTAAATTTACAATTGAGTAGGCTTCCTCGTAATCTTCTCTGATTTGTTGAGGAATAAAATCAGGAAATTGTTTTGCTAATGATTTTGGATAAATGTTAGTTACAACACCCCGATATTTTGAACCAATACCCAATGTTCTTGCTATAGTTTCTTTGCAAGTTGGACATTTAAACATTTCAACTTTTAGAGCCATCAGTTTGTTCCGTTGCATGAAATCCTCTGTTTATGCTGTCGAAGGAAACTACATTGTACCTATAAGTATCATCAATAAGCGGGAAGCTAGAGCCACAAAAAGGGCAATTAAAATTATCGTTCATAAAATCTCCATTCTATATTTTTGTTTGAATACTTACATTATATCACGGAGTTATGATATCGATCACAACGAGCAGGGAAGACTGGCGAACAGGTTCGATTCCTCAACTTCCCTTACTGCGAAAGCAGAAATTTAAAACACAGAAAGGAGCCAGTATGGCAACAGCAATTACAGATTTAAGAAAACTAAATCGTTTATCGCAAAGTCAACTCGCAGAAAAGGCAGGATTGACTCAGAAAACAATCGGTAACTATGAAAAAGATATTAGCTTTATCCGAAATGCTCAATACAAAAATATTGAAAAAGTAGCAAAAGCATTAGGAGTATCTGTTGATATTATTTTTTTAGAAGATACTTCGGTTTTTCTGAAACGGATTAATCAACAAAATACAAAAGTAAGCTAAGAAAGGGTTTAAAAATGAACGAATTACAAATTACAGAATTAAATGGTCAACGAGTTTTGACTACTCAACAAATTGCCGAAGGATATGGAACTGATTCAGCGTCAATCACAAAAAACTTTAATAATAACAAATCTCGATTTAAAGAAGGGAAACATTTCTTTTTATTACAAGGTGCTGATTTAAAAGAATTTAAGAACAACATCCAAAATTTGGATGTAGTCGGAAATCGAGCACCTAAACTTTACCTCTGGACAGAAAAAGGAGCATTGCTTCATGCGAAATCTTTAGGAACTGATGAAGCTTGGGACATGTACGATATTTTAGTTGATACTTATTTCAAAGTTCAAGAAGAAAAGCAATTACCTCAAACTCCCGAACAACAAATCGCATTACTCGCTCAAGGTAACGTGAACTTGAATAAAAAAGTTGAACAAATCGAAAATTCAGTTCTTGATTTGACTGACCGATTCGGACTTCCATCAAATAAAGCTAAAGTTTTACAAAAGAAAGTAGCAAGCAAAGTTTATATGTTTACTGGCGGTAAATATTCAAACGCTCATAAGAAATTAGGAGCTAAGGTATTCAGAGAGTTTTATAAAGATTTGAACAATCGCTTCGATGTTGTGAAATATAGCGATATTCCATTAAGTCGTTATGATGAAGCAACAGAATATCTTGATATGTGGCAACCATCATTCAATACAACGCTTGAAATTCGTGGATTGAACTCACAAACCAGCTTTGACTTTGAAGCTTAGAAAGGAAAGCACATGGGGGATAAAAGAAGCCCAACAAAAACAGTTACTTCATGGCCAAATGTAACATTTTGGTCAGAGGGCAAAACAAATAGTATGAACAAAGAAGAGTTCGAGGAATTCAAGTCACGTACAGTTTGGCCGAATGGAGTTGGTGAAATGCGAGTAAGGGATGCATACAACACAGTTATGGAAAGGCTAAAATCATGACTTACACATACATAGTCAACCCAGAAACGGGGGAAATCCTGTTCGACCTGGTTCACGACTTAATCACACAGAATATCCGAGCAATCAAACTCATTGCTAAGAAATTAAATGCGGTGCTCCGCTAGAAAAGAGAATAACATGACATTAGCAGAAGCAATTACAAAATTTTCAATTGAAGTACTACAACTTGATGAAACAAAAAACAGCCCAGAAATGGTTGCAGCCATTACTGAACTGTTGAAAATTAGTCACGTTACTAATTTAATCGTTAAATAGTTGAATTCGTGTGATTTCTGAACCATTTATTGATAAATAGCCATCTTTACTTTTAATGTTATATGTGTATGCACTCCCAATTGAAAAATCATTTAAATCATCAGTGAATACACGTTCAGACATACCAGTTGAATAGCGAATCTTTTCATAATCAGGAATCTGAATGCACGAGCCATCTTTAGTACTTACTTCTAAAAGCATATATTAATACTTCCTTTCTCAAATATTATGAATAAAAACAGCTAGCCGCGGTATTTCATTCTACTATATTGTATCAAAATACATTTTGCTACACAAATCAAAGATACAAGATATTGTGTCAAAAAGTATTTACATTTAAAGGAGACACAAGATGTTGTGGTTAATTATTGAAGAAAAACTTAAAGAAAAAAACATGTCGATATACAGACTTTCTAAATTATCAGGAGTCAGTACGCAGTCCTTATCTGCTATCAAACTTGGTCAATCTAAGAAACCTAGCTTTGAGATAGTCGTTAAGATAGCTGAAGTACTTGATATTGACTTAAATCAATTTAAAAAGAAAGGCAAATAATGCACACACAAATTATTAATGGACGAGAAGTCCTGACAGTTCCAACAGTCATTGGATATAAGCATTATGACTTAGAAAAAAGAGAAGTAGTTGGAGAAGTTATTGAATCTACTTATCGAAGAAAAGACGGAACAATGTACATTATCCGCAGATCACGAACAGAACGAGAAAAAGCTGCTATGCTCAATTCGTGCTTGTCTGACTGGGGATATTAGTATGAACAAACAATAAAAAAGCCCGCACTGGCATGCGGACTAAGACGTGATACATCTTTATATATTTTTATATCTAGATTATATCACGTTTCAACAAAAATCAGAAACGGAGAATTTAAATGGACTTACAACTTATACCAGTAGATGGCGATGGGCAAAGGGTTGACTTGAATCCATCAGCTATAAAAGATATGGATAACATCACACTTACAGAGTTCTTAGCTCAGGCAAAGATTATAGCTGACCTTTATAAAAAAGGTGAAACTGAGGTTAAAAAGCGGCTTGATGAAGGTCAACAATTTAATCGTTTGAGTTACGGTGAACCAGCCAAACGAAGAATTTTAAAAATGAATAATAAACAGAAGCGTGATTTAGTAATTTCTCGTGGATGGGATTGTGTAGAACCTATTCCATTAGGCAAACTAATAGAAAAGTTTGGAAAAGACATAGAAAACGAATTACCAGTAGTAATTACTGAAAATAAAGCACCTCTTAAATGGGATGCGTGAGGTTCAATAAATGAAAATTACAAAAGCAACTGACTTAAGTCGGACTGATAACTGGCGCATCTTATTGTATGGTAAGCCTGGGCTTGGTAAGACGAGTGCAATAAAAGGATTGCCTGGAAAGACGCTAGTTCTCAGTTTAGATAATTCACACAAAGTGTTGGCAGGTATAACAAACATTGATGTGAGAACAATTGACGAAGAAGGGAAAATTTCTTTTGATAAAGAAAATCCTGACAAAGATATTAAAACATTCATAAGAGAAGTTGATGGAGTTTTAGATCAATATGATAATTTGGTGATTGATAATTTTACTAGTTTTCAATCAGATTGGTTTGTTGAACGTGGAAAAAATTCAAAGAATGGAATTTCAAACGAAATCCAAGATTGGGGTCAATGGCCTAATTATTTTTTGCGGATATTAACAACCTTATTCAATAAACCATTGAATGTATATGTAACAGCTTGGGAAGATACAAGAGAAATCTCTGCGGAAGATGGACGAGTATTTACCCAATTTGTGCCAAACATTCGTAAACAAGTAGTCAATGAACTTACAGGCTGGACAGATGTTGTAGGTCGAATAATAGTAAATCCAAAAACAGGAAACAGAGGAGTGATATTAGAAGGCGACAATAGTGTTTATGCTAAAAATCGCTTAGATGACCGTAAAGCGTGTAAAATTGAAGATTTATTTAAATTTTGTCAAGAACCAAAAGTAGAAAACACAGAAAATGGAGAAAAATAATGCAATATAACAGAAATAACGTAAGTAGTCTTGGTGGAAAACAATTTGAAGCAGGCGTTCATATCGCTAAAATAACAAAAGTTGAACCAGGTAAGAGCAAAACAAACAAAGACATGTTTAAGTTTACCCTTGAAGGAATGAATGGAGAATCCACAAACAGTTACCTAGTGTTTGGGGAACAGTGGTCTGATTCAAACCTTCAACGAATTCTTGCAAGTATTGAAGATAATGGCCAACAAATCGCGCCTATTGATTATGGATATAACCGTGAAACAGTCCAATTTTTAACAAATCATAAAGTATTTATACAAATGAAAGAACGCACAGGTACGTATGTCGACAAAAACGGTAAAACTCAAAATAGTACTGGGACAGAGCATAAAGCATTCTTGACTCACGAAGAATATATAAAATTTGGTGGCGGTACACAGCAAACTAATATTCAAGGCAACACTGCTCAAGGAAATCCGTTTGGAAATTCAGCACCAATGAATATTTCAGACGAAGACCTACCATTCTAATAAGCTGGTGCTGGAGGGTGGCGGAACGAGCCGTAAAGTCCATGAGTATTCAGTGTTTACACATAACCACTCATCGCCAGCTTTTAATTTGAAAAATAAAACTTGAAATAATTATAGAAGAAAGGAGATCGAATGGTTGAAATTAGTTGGATTAAATTGAGCGTTAATATTTTCGATGATGAAAAAATGAAGTTGATTGATGAGATGCCAGAAAATGATGCGATCTTTAGAATATGGGTTTACTTGCTTAGTTTGGCGGGAAAAACAAATGATTCTGGGCTTGTCTATTTAAGTAATCATATTCCATATACTGATGAAATGATTTCTGCTTTGTGTAATAGACCTGTTTCTACTGTAAGATTGGCTCTTAAAACATTCAGAGACTTTGGGTTGATTGAGATATATGATAACAACATGATTGGTATCAGTAATTGGGAAAAGCACCAAAACATTGATGGAATGGAGAAAATCAGAAAATTAAATGCTGAACGTAATAAGAAGTATCGAGAGCGTAAGAAGCTTATAGAAAATAGTGACGTTAGCGTGACGTCACGTGACGCAACAGAAGAAGATAAGAATAAGAGTAAGAATAAGAAAAAGAATAATAATACTATGTCAGATAAATCTGACGATGTTATTCCATATTCTGAAATTATTTCTTACTTGAATGAAAAAGCAGGGCGAAGTTTTAGAACTACCGAAGCTCACAAACGTTTTATCAAAGCGAGGTGGAATGAGGATTATAAACTAGATGACTTTAAGAAGGTCGTTGATAATAAAGTTGCTGACTGGACAGGTAAAACAATAAACGGTCAACCAGCAGAAAAATATTTACAACCGTCAACTTTATTCGGAACGAAGTTTGATAATTACCTTAACCAGACACCAATGCGCCAAGAACAAGCACAGCCTTATGATGATCTTGGATTGCCATTTTAGGAGGAAGAAATGGAAAGTATCGGAGATGTTATTGGAAAATTTGTTGATATGAATAAATTTAATGCAATGACTGATAAAGTTATCGCTCGTCCAGAAATAGAAAAATTCATTTCGGATAATAAGATGACTAGCGATGAAGTTTCAAAAAGTTATTCTAAATTCTACGAATATCTTAAAGAGAAAAATAAATTTGATAATAACGAAAAAACAGCATTGAGTGGACATGAACCTTTTTTGATTATGAACTGTGGTTATGCCGATGTTGTCTATCGTGAGACTGAAGAAGTAATTAAACGTAGGAAAAAAGCTGAGTTTGTCAAAAGGCTTAATCGCAATAGCATTGTGAGAGATATGACAATAAAAAAAGCAAGTTTTGAAAATTTTAATGCAGTAACTGACGAAGAAAAGAGAGCTTTGGCGTTCGCAAAAGAAGTATCTGAATATTATTATACTGGCGGTGAGGGAAATACTGTAGTAAGCGGGCCAGCAGGAACAGGTAAAAGTCACCTAGCCATGAGCATCTTAAAAGATTGTTTGCAGCATACTGATTTAACCGTTATTTTTGCAAGTTGGTCAGAGGTTCTTCACTTAATCAAAGATAGTTTTGATAATAAAGACAGCTTTTATTCAACTGAATACTTCATGGAAGTTTTTAGAAATACTGACTTATTAGTTATTGATGATATTGGAAGCGAGAAAATAACAGAATGGTCGATGTCTTTACTGACAGAAGTTTTGGATGCAAGGACTAAGACTATTATTACCACTAATCTAAAAAGTGATGAAATAAGAAAAAAATATCATAACAGGACATATAGCCGTTTGTTCAGAGGTATTGGAAAAAAGCATTCAATTTTGAAAATATTAAAGATAAGCGTGTTAGTCAGTTGCCATTCTAGGAGAAGCAATGAAAACAATAATCATTGAGCAGTGGGAAAACGAACATTACCCACTTGGAAGAATTAAAAAGCAGAAGTTGGCAGAGAAAACTGAGCATGAGATTATTTTTATCCTTAATCGTATGGCTCAGATGCCTGCAATTGTTAGATTTGGAGAAGCAAGTGAAGTTTGAATTTAACTTTCTCAGAAAAGAAATGATAAATGAGAATGATAATAAAGGCACAACTTATGGTTCAAGAATTGCTGCCAATAACACTAAACAGCGTTTAAGACGGATTGCATGTAGAACAGCTCATGAATGGCTAGACCAGTCAGATGAAGTATTTGAGCAATTTCATGAGAAGCACCGTTGTGATGTGTTCGTCGTAATTTATCCACCCAAACGCTTTAAATATGATCCACCAAATTATGAACCAACTTCTAAAGCATTAATTGATGGACTGACAGATGCTGGAATTTGGAATGATGATAATTACAACGTTATTCGCAGAACAAGTTTTGAACATGGCGGACTTTCTGGGGATACAAAGATGTGGAAAGTCGAGTTAGTAGTAAAAGAGCTGACAGAACAGCTCTAATTCATGAAAATTACGGTTACATTGAGCGCTTAAACCATTTCATGGATAATTTATCACGAACAAGCTAAAAGCGCTTAGAAAGGATTTAATAGGCATAAATGAAAGCATTAGAATTTTGGAATTTAATTGATAAATATCTCAAAGAGAACAATATGAGCTTGACTCAATTAAACAATGAATTATGTTTTAGACCAGGATATTTAAAAGTTAGAAAAGACAGGCATAAAATTCCATCATCCATTAAAATGGTTAAGCTCAAAAATATTCTTAGTGATGATGTCTTATACGAATTAATTACAACTTTCTGTGTACTCCCAACAAGTTTGCATGATATTAGAGAAGTTGATGATTTTATCTTATCACTCGAAATATCGAAAGAGATGAGAGAAAAACAACGAATGAGACGCAAATTACAAAGAACAACTAATTAAAGGAAAAACAAACAATGAATAAAAAATTAATCACAACAGCAGTAGTCGCAGCAGGAATCTTTGGTTCAGCAACTTTTGGAGCTTATGCAGCTAATGCGTGGGCAGGACATCAAAATATGGTCGCTGTGCAACAGAATATCTCTATCTTGAAACAACGCTTGCTAGACCGAAACGAGCAGCTTAAACAGGCTAATAATAGCTCACAGCAATATGCAGACCAATTGAATCAATTGAACAACCGAATCAACCAGTTGAAAGACCAAATCAATCAAGATAACTCAAACTTGCAAAATCAAGCTGCTAGCTATCAAAATCAACTGAACGCACTCAATCAGCAAAAAGAAGAAGTCGCTAGACAATTGAATCAAGCGAACCAAGATAAGGCGAGCATGGCGCAACAGATTAGCGATTTGAACTCAAAGCTAACTGCCGCTCAACAAAAGACTGACGAACTATCTCAGGCTGTGACTGATGCACAACAGACTAAAGATTTATCAGACGATGCTGTCAACGCGACGAAGTGAGGTGGAAAATGACAAATTTATACGATGAAACAGTCACGATTTTAGAAAGCCACGATAAAACAATTGCCGATATTGAATATATTGGTAGTTCAGAGACAAAAATTAATACAAATAAAGCGCTCGAATTGATGAAAACAACGAATTATGATAGCGGTTATGGCGGTCAAGAAATAGCATACAACCTAATGATTAAAGGGAATGATTTCATCATGACACGAGGGGAATATGATGGCTCTGAATGGTGGGATTATATGCAAACAGACCCGTCTTTACCGCAAGTAGAGAGAGATGTTAAAAGTTTTAAAGCAAACATAAGCTGGAGCAGCTTAGAGAGAATTAATGGCTTGGAGGACACGAAAAATGGCTAAAAATGATTATATTGAGAAAATCACTCAAAATTTAGAACATTTAACAAAAGACGAACTTAAGGATGTAAGTATTTTGACTACTGCTCAACTTGGAGTTCGTTTGAAAGTCGCTGAAAAAGAGTACTGGGAGAAAGAAGTCGAAGCTATAAAATCCCAACTCCAACAGCAATCCCTGCCAGTCGTGCCTGAGTGTGTGGGTATAGCTATTGAAAGTTTACCAGATGATTACTCAGCATTTGAAGCTATCTCACTAATTAATGCCAAAATTCATGCACTTCCCGAAGAAAATAAAGATTGGTTGCCTGTTTATAATTGGCTTCGTGAAGATGTTAAAAACCAAGATATTTTCGCACTAGCATTCATCACTGGCAAATATGAAGTCGAAAAACCGCAGCTTTTCTATTTGAAAAATAAGCTGACAGGCGATTGTTTGGCAATATGTTTAGCAAGAGCTAGTAGCGGTTTGTATGTTGAAGTTACTGAGAAATGGCTTACCAGAAAAGAACAAACTTCGTACAAATTATATTTCACCCAGCAAGAAATTGACAGCATGGAAACTGGGAGCTATGAGCTTGTGCCTGTGGAGGACGGAGAATGAAATACAAAATAATCGATGGCAGCAACACAGCGCCTAAAACTTTTGAAAGGGAAGTATCACAAGCTTTAGACAATGGCTGGAAATTGCAAGGCGGTATAGCAGTGACAGAGGTAGGTCCTGATGCATACTACTATCAAGCAGTAGTTAAAGAATGAAGGAGACAACATGGATGAAAAATCAGAAAATCGCGTCTATCGTGAAGCTAAAAAAAGAATAAACATGAGAAAAAATGGAATACACCCAAGCGATTATTTTGAAGGATGGGTTGTAGATTATATTGATTCTTCAGACACTGACAGACTTTCGGTTGAAAAACTTCAAGAACAGCTTAACACTGCGAAAAAGGCACTGACAAACATTAAGCTGAGAACTGAACGTGATGAACTAGAAACATATTATGTTGAGAGAAACCATGATATTCGTAAAGATGCGATTGATGCACTCGCAGCGATTGGAGGGGATGATGAGTAAAGAAGATTGCCACACTTGTGGAGAAGAATTTGAAGATAAATGTGAGTTTTGTTCAATGGCTTATCCTTTCTGTTCGCTAGAATGCTATGACAACTACATGAACAATGAAGGGAGAGGATGATGAGTGAATTAGAAAAAACAGCACCAAATGAGATTTATTTGATTGTCGGAGATGCTGACAAGGATTGCAATTTCAACGAGTTAGCGGAAGTTACTTGGGCTGATAAGCCAGTGTACGAAGAGACAGCAATTAAATACGTTAAATCTTCCCAGCTCACGATTCCTAAAAGCATTGCGGATGAGTTTGACCAAATTTACGAAGACACGGAAGAATATCAAACAAACGTAGCACAGATGTTTAGCTCAATGCAGCATTACTTTGTCTTAGAAAGTTATCCAAAAATATTGCATTGGTTAGAGGATGATGTTAAAAATACAAACGTGGTACTCGCCTACCTCGCAGGCAAAGCCCTCGGAGTTGATTTAGTGAAAGTGGTGTGACTATGACCGACAAACTAATATCGCTGGTCAATGACTGGTGGGGAGGGATTGAATGAAAAGCAATCTTGATTTAAAAGGAGAACTACTCGGATATATAGACATGGATTGTCCAAAGTGTAATAGGCACAGAGTTGAAAAATACCAGAACGGTGAGTTGCGTTGTGAAAAATGCGAGTGGAATATCACCTTGCAAAAATATGAACCATGGGAATGGGAAGATGAGGAGGACAACCAATGAAACTAATGTGTAAGCTGTTCGGGCATAAGTGGGTATTTCCTGGGCTTGTTTGTAAACGTTGTGGCATATGGTGGTGGGATTCAAACGAAATCAACCGCTCAGACCTTGACGAGTCAGAGAACGTGTTCCACGAAAAATGGCTTGATAAACATATGGATTGAGGTGGAGATGAAAAAATTTGAGTTATATAGCAGTTCTTTTGTATCTGACGGAAAAGAGATGTCATTATCAAGGATTGCTCATGCTGACAGCTATGCAGATGTTATCGAACATATTGAAAGTGAAGCGGGTTGGTGTGTTGCAAATGATTGTGCTTTCAAAGTTGCCTATATCGAGGAGGTTGTGGAATGAGACGTAGAAAAGCTGCTATGGTTAATGTTTATGGCGGAGATAGAACGAAATTTGATTCTTATGTTTCTCATTATGGTTATGTTAACATTCCACGATTTAAGCATAAGAAAAAGCCTATCTCAATGATTAAGGCTTTGGATGTGAGGGATAGAATAAATAATAAAAAGCATAGATGGCTTTATTAAATTAAAAAGCCCAAGCTGACCAGGTTCGAGCGGGTGTGATAAAAAATATTTTCTATATTTTTTTGTGGTCACACGTATTATATCATACTGAGCTAGGAACTCGCTAAACTCAACTGGAGGAAAAATATGCCACAAGAAATTACTGTTGATTTTTCAGAACAAATCGCTAAAACACAAACTAAAATTGATAGGCTTCAAAAATTGATTCATCATGTTAGAAATCAAAAGATTGTTTTAGATGATTTTAAAAAGAATCATATACCTAGGGATACAAAATTTGAATTAAACTTGGGAGGAGTTTTAAAATGTTTCGTTAAGATTGATGTTGGCACACTCATCCCTTTATTGGAACAAAATATCGAAGACAACACGGCTCTTATCCATGAGTTAGCTAAAGAACTTGGAATCGAGGTGAAATAGGATGATTTTAAATATCAGTGTGTGCATAATTGCATTTTCAGTTTTACTTCTGGCACTATCAATTAATAAAAAAGCAAGTAAAACAGAGATCATCAAATTAAAAAGCGAGATTGAATCTCTGATTAGTAATAAGAATGGACTGCCTAAGTTAAGAAATGAAGTTTACAAATTAGAAATAGAAATACATCAGCTTTACAAATATAAGGTAATTTATAAAGATAAGGTTTTTTTGATGCCAGGTAGAATAGATGAGAAATATTTCTTTGATGAAAGAAGCGCTAAAAAGTTTATGGAAAACTCTCGTATTTATGAAGAAGTATTAATAGAATTGAACGAGGAGAAACAAAAGGATGAGTAATAAATCATCGAATAGTGGAGGCGTAGGTTTCTTCGGATTATTGCAAATTGTATTTATTGTACTTAAATTGATAAATGCAATTAATTGGAGTTGGTTCTGGGTTCTGTCGCCAGCTATTTTCGGGATAGCAATTTTATTAATTTTATTTTTGATACTTTGTTACTTGAAATATCAAGAACTAAAATAGACAGAAAAAGCCCACGGCAATGGGCTTCAAAATAGGTTTTCTTTATCTCAATTATAGCATATTTTGGAGGTAGAGAATGAGAAAAAAACAAGAATTGAGTTCAGAAACATTGGCTTTTCTTGAGGAGGAAATGCGAAGTTATCCACGGATTGGATTTCTTAAAGCAGTAGCTGAAAAACGAGAAAATAATAAATCTGTGGATTACTACAATAACTTAGAAAAAGATATTAACAATGCTTTTGATGAATTGCCAGGAGACTTACAAGAAATTGTAAAAGAATGTCTTTGGGGAAAAGAAAGGCATCTTGATTGGGAAACAATTGGAGCGGTATATCTGGGAGTAAAACGTAGAAAGGCTTATGAAATAAGGTACCAGATACTTGAAGAACTGGCATTGAAAAAAGGTATGTTAATAAGATAAAGGGCACGAAAAGAGGTTTCTGTGCCCTTTTTTTTGTGGAAAAATATTGTTAATAGGTAAAAATCTGTGAAAGGAGAAGGAAAGTGTGAAGCTAAATCAAAAACAAAAACGATTCTGTGAGGAATACGTGAGGCTTGGAAATGCCACGCAATCAGCAATTGAAGCGGGTTACTCTAAAAAGACAGCCTACTCTCAAGGACAAAGGTTGTTGAAGAATGTTGAAGTTCAGAACTATATAGCAGAGCTAAATGAGGACTTGAAAAAAGATAGCATAGCTGGAGCAGATGAGGTGTTGCAGTTTCTGACTTCTGTCATGCGTGAAGAGCAAACTGAGGAAGTTCTTAGATTGGATGGAGAAGGTGTTCAAGTCAAAGAAACTATTAAAGTTCAACCAAAAGATCGGATAAAAGCAGCCGAGCTTATTGGTAAAAGATATGCCCTATTTACTGACAAGAAAGAGGTTGAGGTCAATGATGTAACATTTGTTGATGATGTGCCAGAAGGTGATGACAGTGACTAAAATTAGCATGTCAATCAGTAAAGCTCTTGGCAATGGCTATAACTCTTTTTATCATAGCCGGAACTTTTACCGAGTTGTCAAAGGTTCTCGTGGTTCTAAAAAATCAAAAGATACTGCGATTGATTTCACAGTAAAAATATTAAAATACCCTTGGTCAAATTTACTTGTTGTTCGGAGGTTTAGCAATACCAATAAACAGTCAACCTATTCTGATTTTAAGTGGGCTGCAAATCGTTTGGGAGTTTATCATCTTTTCAAATGGAATGATTCCATGCCAGAAATTACAGTCAAGAAAACAGGGCAAAAGATTCTGTTTAGAGGGCTTGATGATGAATTAAAGCTTACTTCATTGTCAGTTGAGGTCGGTTATCTATGTTGGGCTTGGTTTGAAGAAGCTTATCAAATTGAAAAAGAAGAAAAGTTTGACACAGTTGTTGAGTCTATTCGTGGGGCTAGTGATGAACCTGGATTTTATAAACAAATCACAGTGACATTTAACCCCTGGAGTGAAAGGCATTGGCTAAAAAAGAAATTTTTTGATACTGAGACTAAAGTTAAGGATGTATTTGCAAGGACAACTACTTTTAGAATTAATGAATGGCTTGATGATCAGGATAGACAACGATATTTAGATTTGTATCGAACCAATCCAAGGCGGGCAAGAGTCGTCTGTGATGGTGAATGGGGAGTGTCTGAGGGGCTTATCTTTAATAACTTTGAGGTAAAAGAATTTGATGTTGAAAAAGTTATCCAGACTGTGGGAGAAACTACTCACGGGATGGACTTTGGATATACGAATGACCCAACGACACTTACAAGTTCAGTCTTTGACCAGAAGAACAACACACTGTACATTTATGATGAATTGTATAAGATAGGGTTGCTGATAAAAGATATTGTCAAAGAAGTTGAAAAGCGCAATATGATGAAAACGGAGATTACAGCAGACAGCAGCAACCCAATGGTGATTGATGAACTAAGGCATGCTGGAGTTAGAAGGATTCAAGGCGCTAAGAAAGGGCCCAACTCAATTGCATTTGGGATAGACTTCATGCAGAATTTGAAGATTGTGATCCATCCTAAATGTGAGCATACAATTGAAGAATTTAATCTCTACATCTACAAACAAGATAAAGAAGGTAATTGGCTCAATGAACCCATTGATAAAAACAATCACATCATTGATGCCCTAAGATATTCACTTGAAAGATATTCAATTGGAAAACCAAAAATAAAGATTATGAAAGGATTAATATGAGTAATATTTCACTGTTAAAAAATAAAGTGATGATTAGTTCAACAACTAATGTCACTGAGTCGCTTATCCGGGAGGCTATCACACTTCATAGCCAACAGCTCCATAAGTTCAAAGAGGACTATGATTATTATGTTGGTAAGCATAAGATATTAACGCAGCCGCAAAAAGAGAATGGGAAGCCGGATCATAGAATTATGGTCAACTTTCCGAAGTATATTGTCGATAGGTACACTTCTTATTTCATTGGTGTTCCCGTTAAGATTACAAGTGAAGAGCCGGAAGTAAATGAATTTATTGATACTTATCGAATGGAAAACGATATGGACGATATGGAGTATGAAATTGCAAAGAATTGCTTCAATTTACGGTAGAGCTTATGCTTATCTAGCTCAAGACGAGAACTCAGAAACATTAATCACTTATGCTACACCGCTTGAAGCTTTTGTTGTCTATGATGATACTATCTTTCAACGTCCATTATTTTCAGTTTATTACAGCACAAATCAAACCACCGGTGAGTTTTCAGGAAGATATACAACAAGGGAAGAAATTGTTGATTTTATCGGAGATACATCAGGGTTTGTTTCTGATGAACCAAAGATAAATCCTTATGGTGGTATTCCACTGATTGAGATTATGGAAAACGAAGAACGTCAATCCGCTTTTGAAAATGTCAAAACTCTAATTGATTCAGTCAATCGGACTTTATCAGAAAAAATGAATGATGTTGATGCACTTGCAGATGCTTATTTAAAGATTCTAGGTGCTGAACTTGATAAAGATGCTCTTGAGAAATTGAGAGATAATCGAGTAATCAACATGGAAGGTGCAGACGGGAAAAGCGTTGTTGTTGAATTCCTTACAAAACCTAATGGAGATACTACTCAAGAGAATTTGCTAAATAGACTGCAAGATTTAATATTTCAAATTGCCATGGTTGCTAATATCAATGACAAAGAATTTGGTAATGCTGTCAGTGGAGTTTCACTACAATACAAATTGCAAGCCATGAAGGATTTGGCCCAAGCAAAAGAACGAAAATTAAAAGTAGCCATGAAAGAATGGTACAAAATGATTTTTAAAGTTAAGTCTATTACTAACAAGTACTCGGAAGATGCTTGGAAAAAACTCAACTATAAATTTACTCGAAACTTGCCAAACAATATAGCTGATGAAGCTACGACAGCTAAAAATCTTGAAGGTATTGTTCCCAAAGATATTCAACTTAGTGTACTTTCAATTGTTGATAATCCAAAACAAGTTGCTGACGAGATGGAAAAGGCAGACGAGCTACCAACCTTGCCAACAATGACTGATACAAATGCAAATACGGAGAAGTTAGATGAATAGTCGGGACTACTGGAGACAGCGTGAAAAAGAAAATCAGCTAAAGATTCTTGAAGCTCAAAAAAACTATGATAAAGAGTTAAAACGAATCTATGATCAGGTTCAATTAAATATTCAACGTGATATAAATAATTTCTATGCTAAATATTATAATCAAAAACAAGGCTGGACATTAGCAGATGTTAAAAAATCTGTCAGTGAATTTGATGTAAAAGAATTTGAAAACAAAGCTAAAGAGTATGTTAAAAACAAAGACTTTTCAGCAGAAGCGAATGAGCGGCTTAAACTTTATAATTTGACCATGAAAGTTAATCGATTAGAAATGCTCAAAGCTGATATTGGGTTGGAAATGTTGAAAGGCAGTGATGATTTAGATAAGCACGTCAAAGAATCACTACTTAGAGAAGCTAAAGAAGAAGCAGAACGACAAGCCGGAATACTTGGAAGGACCGTCAAGTCGCTTGATTTTAGCGAGAGCTCACTAAAAGGAATAATCAATGGTAGCTGGCAACAAACTTCATTCTCCGACCGAATCTGGGGCTACAACGATAAGTTAAAAGGTGTGCTTGATGGAATGATTCCACAAATGATTATTCAAGGGAAACACCCAACAGCTTTGACCAAAGACTTAAATCGAATATTTGGTTCTGCAAGATTTGAAGCCGAGAGATTATTGCGGACAGAATCGAGCAGAGTTTATGGAGAAATGGCAAAGGATGCAATAGGTAAAGCTGGATATAAAGAATATGAGTGGATTGCGGAACCTAAAGCGTGTGATGTTTGTGGACCTATGAATGGGAAAGTCTTTGATACAAAGAGTGCGGAGTTTGGCAAGTCATTATTTCCAATGCACCCTAATTGTCGATGTTCCATTATCCCAGTTATTCCTGATTTTGATATTGATGATTATCTTGAAAAAGGTAATGTAGCTATTGATAAAGCCATGAAAGGATATAACGGGAATAATGCGGAAGAAGTTAAAAAAACATTTGATAGAATGTTAGAAAATTACAGTGCTACTAACAAAAATAATGGTATAATAAAAGCAAGTAATTCATTAAGTGAAATAAAGAAATTTATGGATGGTATCAATTTAAAAACCGCTACTCATAATGATTTGACAAGCCTAGGAGCACTGGTAAATAAACAGTTCAACGTTGCTGAAAATATCGGTAACAAGGATGAACTAAAGAAAATCTTTTCTAATTTTCGTGAAATTGGTGGGGAAGTTCCCAAAAATGGTTGGTCTAAAGGTTCTGGAAAAGAAGCCAGAAGACGTGTTTCTGAGGCATTTTCTTATTACCCTAAAGAATGGGCTGAATATGCTTTTGTTAATGGAAAAGCCATTTATACTAAAGATACACAGAGGGGATTCTTTAGTAGTGTTGGATTTAAAGGAAAAACATGGCGGAGCGGTATAGCAGATGATGCTGTAAGCATTATGTTGAGTAAGGGAAGCAATACAGTAAGCTTTCATGAAATTGGACATTACGTAGAATTTTTCAATCCGGAAGCTTTGAGGTTATCAAAAGAATTTGTTGAATACCGAACTAAAGGTGAGCAAGAAATAGATATGCAGGACTTGCAATACTGGTATCGTCGTGGTGAAAAGACTAAGAAAGATAATTTTATCAGCCCATACATCGGTAAATCATATAAAAATGCTACAGAGGTATTAAGCATGGGCTTGGAAAGTATTTTTGAGCCTGAGGATGGGAAAATTTTCTCGCAACCTACAAGAAGCAGTGAATTGATACGAAAGAAAATAACCGATGATTTAGAATATCTAAATTTTATAATCGGAATGTATTTGAAAGGATAGAAAAATGGATAAATTTGATTTACTTGAAAAAAAGTATGAACAACATTTTAAGACCAAATTTCCACAAAGAATCGTTGGATATTGGGACCCCGTTCATGATGCTACCGAATACATTGAAACGATCGGTTATCAAAACATGAAACTTGCTATTGACAAAGCTATCAATAGTAATGAGCCGATAGAAGAACTACCAGAAGATATTTGGGACACTATGGCTTTATAATTTGAAAAAGTAAAAATACTGATTTAATGTCAGTATTTTTTTTATTAATTAAATATTTTTTTACAAAGGGCACAAAACTATATAGGAGTGCCCTTTTTTTGGTGCGAAAATTACTGTAAATAGTCAATCAGTGTCCTGACTTTAACTGTCACTAGATAGCTGCGGAGCTTTAAACCAGGAGAATCAAAATGAGTGAACTAAATACAGACACACCACCAGTAGAACAAACACCACCAGCAACTGATCCAGTTAATCCACCAGCAGAAAACTCACCCGCAAAGCCAGCAAATGAAGTGCCAAATAATGCAGCCTTTGCCAAGATGAGAAAAGAGTTGGCGGAATCACAAAAAGCACTGAAAGCTTTTCAAGAAGCTGAAAAAGAACGTGACTTTGCCAAAATGAGCAAGGAACAAAGAGCTAAGGCAGAATTTGATGATGAGCGTGCAAAATTTGAAGCTGATCGTAAAACATTTATTCAAGAAAAGCAACAAGCTCAAATTGCTGCTGATTTAGCAGAAAAAGGATTGCCTAAAGCTTTCTCGAAAGTATTGGCAATGGTTGAAAATGATGAAGAAGTATTGTCACTTATTGATGAAGCTGTCAAAGAACAGTCAGCATTAATTGATTCTAAAACCAAAGCGCTTCTTGCAGGAAATCCGCCTAAAGTTAGCCGGAATACTGGAGAAGCACCAGTTACGAAAGAGGCATTTAACAAAATGAGTTATGCCCAAAAAATGGAACTTTATCAAACTGATAAAGAACTCTACCAAAAGCTTAAGGAGGCTTAGAATATGGCAACAGGAAAAACGACTACAGCTAATGTAGTTATCCCAGAAGTAATGGCTGACATGATTTCAGCCAAATTACCAAACAAATTGCGTTTTGCTGCCCTTGCAGATATTGATGACACACTTGCAGGTAAACCAGGAGACACAATCACTTATCCCAAATGGGATTATATTGGACCAGCAGAAGATGTTGCAGAGGGTGCAGCAATTCCGATGGATCAACTTGGTAAAACTACTGCGGATGTCAAAGTTAAAAAGGCTGCAAAAGGTGTAGAAATTACTGATGAAGCTATGCTTTCAGGTCTTGGAGACCCTATCGGTGAAGCTGGTAACCAATTGACACTGTCACTAGCAGACAAAGTTGATAATGATCTCTTAACGTTACTTGACTCTTCTACTCAAAAAGTAACAACAGCAACCGCTGGTAAAATCACACTTGCAGATTTGCGTAAAGCGATTGACCTATTTTCTGATGAAGACTTGCAAAATATGGTCCTTGTAACATCTCGAACTGATGCTACTAATTTGCGTGATGAATATCTTGCGGCTAATTCAGGAGCTGATGTTGCAGCGAACATGCAAACAGCTGGTGCATTTGCTCGTGTCTTGGGTGTCGATATTCTTCGCTCAAATAAAATTGAAGCTGGTAAAGGCGGATTAGTAAAAACAACTTTTGACCCTGAAACCGAAGAAGTTGCTAATGCTTTCCGCATCGTTATGAAACGTGGTGTGCAAGTTGAAACTGACCGTGACATCACAACTAAGACAACAGTAATTACAGCTGACGAACATTACGGTGTATATCTCTATGACCCTACTAAATTGGTTCTGATTACCAAAGCGCCCTAATGCTCCCCAGAACGTAACTGGGGTTAAGAACACGGACGGCTCTATCACTGTTAATTTTGATGAAGTGCCTGGCGCAAAAGCCTATGTGCCACACTATGGCGAGGCAAATGTAAGTGATAAAGGTCAATTGACGTTTATGGGTTATACAGAAACGACATCATGGACATTAGCTGCTGCGGATGTTCCAACACACGTTGTGGGCGATAAATTCCATATTTGCGTCCAAACATTCAACGTGAAAGGTACAGGAACAACTGACATTGATAAAGCAAGAGATTTGCATGACAATCACTTAGGCTCTGCTTGGAGTGATGAAGTCATTGTCACAATCAACTAAGGAGCAAAAAAATGGGAATGTTATTGCGCCGGCATCGTCTAAAAAAAGAAGATGCCACTGCAACTGATGAAGTTGTGGAAGAAGTCAAAAATCTTGAAGAACAAATTCAAGAAGACGGTAACGATGAAACAGAAACAACTGATGAAGTTGTGGAAGAATCATTAGAAATTACCAAACCTAACTCAAGATCAAAAAAAGATGAAATTAAAGCTTACTTGACAAGTAAAGAAATCGAATTTAACGAAAGTGCCACTAATGAGGAACTCTTGGCATTGGTTGAATAATGGCAACTATTGATGACCTCAAAGTAATGCTTGATTTTAATGATGTAGATGAAGCACGAGATAAACGGTTGAATATAATTATCAAAAACGCTGAGTCTGCACTATTAGTCCGATTGCCTGGTCAAAAATCAATTCCGGATGCGCTAAGTTATATCGTCGTTGAACTTTCCATCGTTCGATTTAATCGAATTGGGAATGAAGGGATGAAAACTTTCCAACAGGAAGGTGAAAGCATTGCTTACGATTTAACAGATGATTTAGCACCTTATACGGATGCAATAAATGGCTGGTTGAATAGTCAAGAAGACCCTCCGGGGAAATCTGGGATGGTTCAATTTTTATGAGGTACGGAGAAACAATTGTATTTGTGGGTGAAAAAGAAGTCGGGAAGTATGATCCAGTAGCTGGTGATTACACAAAGCCGACAGAAACCCGCACCACCAAACAAGCTAATATTTCTGCAATGACTGCTCAGAGGCAGCAAGTGACTTATGGTGACGTGAAAAACACACGATTCACTATTAGGCTCCAGCGAGAATACAAGGCCCCCTTTTCTCATATTGAGTACAAAGGAGATAAATACACGGTAGATACTGACAGAACTCCTCGGAATTCAACAGTACTTACGGTAATTAGAAATGGCTAGTGTATCAATTAAAGGTGCTGACCAATTGAAAAAAGCTTTGCAGCAAAAACTAAAGCTTGATGCAGCCAAAAAGATTGTAAAAACCAATAGTGATCAACTTCATAATGAATTAGTTCGGAACACGAGAAAAGGTGTCGTTTTTCAAAAAGGATATTCGATGGAACAAATCAATCAAGATATTGCTTCTCGAATGCCAGAATACAAAGATGGTGGCCTATCTTCTGAACAAGGAACTGTGAAAGACTACGCTCCTTATTTGATTGATGGAACTCGCTTCATGGAAGCAGAAGATTTCATGAAAGAACCATTTGAACGTCAAAAGGAGAAATTTAAATCAGATATGGAGAAGTTGGCTAAATGAAAACAAAATGGCAAGACTTGCACGATAGATTATTTATGATTGCTCAGGCACAGGTTGGAAATGATAATGTTTATGATTATCGTCAACTTAAAGATGTAGCCTATCCATTTGTCGATTTTAATGACTCTGATTGGTTTGCAATTGGCACAAAAATTGGTGGCGCAATTAAAAAATTCAACTTTACTTTGAATGTCTGGTCTGAGATAGAAGATTTAAAAAACTTGTCAAAGTATGCTGAAAATATCATGAGCCAAACGAGTAAAATCAAAGGCTTCACATTAATTGTCAATGAGTCTAGTATAAAATACTCCATTGATAGAACTGTCACACCTTATGTAAGGCGTGCAATTATTACATTAACTTTTAGATAAAAGGAGAAATAAAAATGGCTAATACAGTTACACCAGAAGCAGTTCAAGGAAAAAACATTGTATTTATGGTTCGTAAATATGCTGACCGTAAAACAAAAGCAGCAAGTTCTGTAATTTTCCAAACAGACTATGGCCGCTCTTTAAGCGCAGATAGTGACGCTACAGCAACAAAAGATGGGAACGTTAATACTTCAAAACCAGCGTCAACAGAAGTGACAGCTTCACTTATTTTATCAACTCAAGATGATTTGATTGATACTTTAGAAGATGCTTGTCAAAATGGGGACTTACTTGAAATTTGGGAAATTAACCTCCAAAAACCAACAACAGTTGAAGGTACAACACCTATGAAATATAAAGGTAAGTACATGCAAGGAACTCTTACTTCGTTTGAACTTTCTGCAAAAGCGGATGACCTTGCAACTTATGACAGCACCTTCTCAATCAATGGGAAACCTCAAAAAGGGGAAGTTACTGTAAGTAAAGAAAATCAAGCTGAAATTGATTATGTCTTTGCAGATACAACCGCTACACCCTAATGCTCCCCAGAATGTAAATGGGGTTAAGAAATCTAATGGTGATATAGAGATTTCATACGATGCACCACTCGGTGCCGTGGCATACCTTACTTACTATGGGGATGCAAATACAACTGACCCACATGATGCAAAATATATGGGTTATTCAGAAACTACTAAATTTACGCTGGCAGCGGCTGATATTCCAGCTGGTGCAACTACTGGGGACAAAATTCCGTTTTATGTTCAAGCTTATGGGACAGTTGCACCTAGTGGAACAACAAATGTTGAAAAAGCAACAGCTTTGCATGATGCAAATATTGAAGGTTCGGCTTGGAGCACACCAGTAGTAGAAGTAACAATTTAATAAAAGATTTGGAGAAAAAATGGAATTAGTAATCAACGACAAAACATATAGCTTTAACTTTGGAATGCGCTTCTTACGTGACATCAACAAAAAAACCGAAACTCCAATTGAGTTCGGTTCTGCTGTAAAAACAACAAATTGGACTTAAATATTATGTTTCACTACTTTTGGATGATGATGTTGCGGCCCTTTCAACTGTATTGATTACAGCAAATGCTGGTCAAAAACCAAATCTCACTCAAGCAGTCATTGACAGTTATTTTGATGATCCAGAAACTAATATTGATGAATTATTTGATAGTGTGATGGAGGGTTTAGAGACAGCGAATGCTACCAAGAAAATCGTTCTTCAACTCAAGAAAGCAGTGGAAGCGGCGGAAGCGAACCAGGAACAGTAGATGATGAATTCTATGAGGCGGTAGCAGTCAACTGCTTCCGCTTTTTTGGAATCACAGATTGGGAAAAAATAAATTGTTTAACTTTAAAGCAGTATCGAATCATGATGGAAGCTTTGAGATTGAGAAATGTAGATGAGGATTTCGCAGCACACCGCCAAGCTTGGTTAAATCGTGAAGTTCAAGCTGAAAAACAAATTGGTAAGCAATCAAAACCAGTTTTTGGAACATTTGATCAGTTTTTTGATTATGAAAAACGTTTAAATAATAATTCTCAAAAACTTGAGACGACTAGACAGGCAGAAACGTTTGAAAGTCGAATCAGCAAAATTTATCAGAAAAGGAAAGGAGGAAAATAATGTCAGATAGTTATTCAGTATCAGCTACCCTTAGTGCTAAAGATCAAGGTTTTACAAGTACATTGAAAGCAGGCATTGGTACTCTTGATTCATTGACAGCTAAAGCGGCAAAGTCAGGCAGTGTATTTAAATCTGTGTTGGGAGCAAATGTCATTGGCTCAGGAATTACAAAAGGTTTGTCACTTGTCAGTACCGGAGTTAGAAGTCTTGTATCTGACTTAGATGAATCCAGCAAAGCATGGCAAGTATTCCAGGGAAACATGGAACAACTCAAGATGCCTACCAAAGATATTCAAGCTGCTAAAAAGGACATGCAACAATTTGCCGTGCAGACAATTTACTCTGCGTCTGATATGGCTTCTACATACTCACAACTTGCAGCTGTAGGTATAAAGAATACTGGTCAGCTCGTAAAAGGATTTGGTGGATTAGCGGCAGCTTCCGCAGAACCAACTCAAGCCATGAAAACCTTGAGCCAACAAGCAACGCAAATGGCTGCTAAACCAATGGTGCAATGGCAGGACTTCAAACTCATGTTGGAACAAACACCAGCAGGGGTTGCAGCAGTTGCAAAAACCATGGGTATGAGTACAAAGGACATGGTAAAAAATGTCCAAGATGGGAAAATTGCCACACAAGATTTCTTTGATGCAGTATCTAAAACTGGTACAAATGCTAACTTCACTAAGATGGCCACACAGTTCAAAACTGTTGGACAAGCAATCGATGGTTTGAAGGAAGGACTTTCTAATAAATTACAACCGATATTTGACAAAGTCAGTCAAAAGGGAATTGCATTTGTTACTAATCTTTCTGATGCGATAAATAAAATTGATTTTGAAAAAATCGCAAATAAAGCAATGGCATTTGTTGGAAAAATCGGGAAAGGATTTTCTCAGATTTGGTCTGGTTTTAAAGATTCTGGAGCTATAGCTTCATTATCCACGGCATTTTCAGCGATTGGGGCAGCTATCAATAACATTAAGGCAGCATTATCTGGTGGAACTGGGGAGGGACTTAAAAATTTAGGGACTTCACTTGGTGGAATAACTTCAAAGGCTGCTGGAATAATTGAAGCAGTTGCCAATGCAATTGCTAAAATGTCACCCGGTCAAATCAATCAAGTAGTCGGAGCGCTTAAAGCAGCTGCAACAGCTATGCTTGCGTTTAAAGCTGGATCAATTGCTTTCCAAAAAGGATTGGCTGTATATAATGGTGCGGCTAAAGCAGTTACGGCTATAAAATCATTAACCGCTGCATTAAAAGGATTATCAGCAGTCAAAGGAGGAAAAGGAGCAAGTGCAGTAGCTGATATTCCAACTGCTCCGGCCACCTCGAAACTGTCAGGGTGGGCCGGAATTGCCAAAAGCATGGGAGTGATTATTGCTATTGGTGCATCAATGAAATTAGTTGCGTCAGCTTTCAAAGATATGTCCAGTGTTAAAGTGTCCTGGGGGCAACTTGGTAAGAATTTAGCACAAATGGGTGTGTTCTTACTTGCAGCCGGAGTTTCAATGGGTGTAATTGGAGGAGCAATTCAACTATTCCCACCTATTGCTGCAGCTTTGGCAATTGGTGCTGGTGTATTTGTTGGACTAGCTGGAACAATGGCATTAGTTGGTAAAGGATTAGCTTCATTTGCCAAAAGCTCGGCCACTGCAATTAAAGCAGTAAATGGTATTAAGTTTGATAAAAACTTTGCATCAAAATTAGTTGAGATTCTTGGTGCGATGACTGGACTTGCGGAAATTGGAGGTTTTACGGGAGTTCTTGGAACAATTGCCGCACCGTTTGCTGTACTTGGAAATATTGGATTTTCAGCAATCACCTCAACTATAACTAAAGTTGCTAAATTTGCCTCTGATTTGAATGGGATGGAAATCCCAACAGGAGCAAGTATCAAACCAAAATTGAAACAGATTCAAGACATCGCCACCTCGCTGACATCATTCAAAATGGATAAAGTAGGCAATATCGGAGCTGTTTTCAGTTCTGCATTTGCAAGTTTAACCACTGGTAATATCATTGGGACTTTTAATAAAGTATCTGATTTTGTTCAGCAGTTGGACAGTATGCCAAGCATTGATGCTTCTGTTTTGCAGTCTAAGTTTAAGATGCTAGCGGACGTAAAGGATGCACTTAATAAAGCTGCGGTAGGTTCGTCTACTGGAGGGAACAATTTTGATGCCGCCGTAAGTTCTTGGTTTGGAAAAATGGACACTGGGAATGTTATTGGGACGTTCAAAAAAGTATCTGATTTCGCCCAACAGGTTAATAACATGCCTAGTATTGATGCATCGGATTTGCAAAGTAAGTTCAAAATGTTATCTGATGTAAAAAACACACTCAACAATGCAGCTCAAGGATCATCAACGGGAGGGAATAACTTTGATGCTTCGTTCAGTTCTTTCTTTGGCAAGCTTGATACAAGCAATATCATTACATCATTTCAAAAGGTCACGGATTTTGTTAAAAAACTTTCATCAATGGATACGATTGACTCATCTGCCTTGGATTCAAAATTTACACAAATAAAAAGTGTACTAAATAAGATTCGAGATTTTGCATCAGAAAAATTTGACAATTCATTTCTTGATAGCCTCAAGTCTTTCTTTGGTAAGCTCGATACTTCTAATCTGGTTAGTTCATTTACAAAAGTAGCTGACCTGACTAAGAAAATCGCAACCCTTCCCGACTTAAACGATAAAGCACTAGACAAAAAATTTAAATCAATAAAGAGTGTATTTGATAAACTCAAAGATTTCAAAATTGAAGCACCGTCTGATAATTTATCAACAAGTATGCAAGCAGTTGAGAAAATCGTTAATCCTTTAACTCAAATTTCTAAAAAGTTCCAAAGTTTGAATGGTGTTGTCGTTAATTCTACTAATATCATTGCGACTATGAGTGCCATTAAATCAGTCATTGATTTCTTACCTAAGTTAAATTTCACCACTCCAAAGGGCTTTGATACATCCATCACTAACATAGTTAAACCAATATCAAGTTTAACGTCAGTTGCCAAGAAGCTACAAGAATTAAGCGGATTGGTTGTCAATTCTGTGAATGTAATTGGCACAATGAATGCTATTAAATCAATTATTGACGGTCTTTCTACTACCTTTGTGAAACCAATTCCTCAAGGAATAGAAACTACTTTAAAAAGTATTAATGGCCCGATTTCAAGTATTACTTCTAGTGCTAAAAAGCTTCAAGAACTAAGTGGGATTGTCGTCAATTCAGTTAATGTAATTGCAACGATAAACGCAATTAATTCTATTGTTAGCAGTCTTTCCACAACATTTGTTGCACCATTATCTGGAAGTATTGGTGCGAATTTGAAGAATATGATAGAGCCTATTTCTAGTCTAATGGCACTTGCCAAGAAATTACAAGAAATGAATGGGGTTGTAGTAAACTCAGTCAACGTAATTGCTACTATTAATGCAATCAAGTCCATTGTTGATAGCTTTTCTAGTACTTTTGCAACTGCTTTAGCGGAAAGTATTGGTGCAAACGTAAAATCAATCATAGAGCCCATTTCAAGTTTGATGGCAGTCGCTAAGAAACTTCAAGAATTGAGTGGATTGACAGTTAACTCAACTGCTGTTATTGCAACAATGACTGCAATTAATGACATTGTGAGCAATAGCGCTTGGATAACCATAAAGTCGATGATATCAAATTTGAGCGGAATGGAAGATGAGTTACAAACTGGAACTAATGCGGTTAATTCATTGAAAACTTTGGTTAATGCAATGAATAGCCTCCCGGCTGTATCAACAGAAATTCAAGCAAATGTAGCAAATATCCAAGCTGGACTTGACAAACTTTCGGGCCTTAATTTCAGCGCTGATATTGCTGGAAAAGCGGCACAATTCGCAGCTGCTGTGAATACCTTAATTGGTTCTTTGAAAGGAATGGGCGGAAACTTTGCACCAGTTGGTAATGAGTGGGCTTCAAAAATTGCACAAGGATTCACAGCAGGGATTTCTGCTTCAACCGGAACAGCAACTGCAGCTGTTCAGAGCATGATTTCAGCAGTGAGAAATTCTGCCGCCGCGAGTGCTGGACAATTTCAATCTGTAGGAGCAATGATTGGTGCTGGACTCGCAGCAGGAATGTATAGTGCTCTTGGCCAAGTGCGAGCTGCTGCAGATGCGTTAGTTTCAGAAGCAAACAGAGCGGCACAAGCCAAAGCCAAAATTCATTCACCTTCTCGTTTATTCCGAGATGAAGTAGGTTGGTATATTGGAGCGGGTGTTGCAGTAGGTATTACCAAAAGTACAGCAAATGTTGTTGGAGCTACAAAACAGCTTACAAATAAAACATTAAATGCAGCTACTTCAATGCTTCCTAAACTTCAAACGGTTAGCACAAAAATGATGGATGCAGTCACTCCTGATTTGTCATCATTATCAAATTTTGCACAAGATTCAAGAGCAAATTTTGAAAGCAAATTGAATGCAAACTATAGCTACAATCAACCAATTTATGTTACTGCAGAAGTAACTTCTAACCTGGATGGTAAAAAGGTTGGTTATGGTTCTGCTCAATACGTGAAAGAAAAAAATGATGCCACTGAAACAAGACAAAAAAGAATAGGAGGAAACATTTGATGCCTTATGAATTTATAGACACGATAGATTCATCAGATAATCCGGGTTTTCTATCAAGTGAGGCTTTCTCACTTGATGGGGTTTATCCTGAAAATGAATTGAAAAAATTTGGAGTTAATTATTTCACGCTTCAAGTTTCTGGCCGTGAAGCTTTGAGCTACGATTTGAATAAGGCTGACAGCATTTCGGGAATTGATGGGGAGACACTCATTGATAAACGTCTTCCGGGGCGTGAATTGACCGTTAAATTTAAGATAGAAGCCAATGATGCATCGTTATTTGCGGTGGCTTATCGGCAACTTAAAGGGTTTTTGCAAGGTAGTGAACGAACAATTAAATTTGATGACGAGCCAAACCTAGTGTATATTGGAACGTTATCAGAAATTGGAGCGCCAGACCCAGGACAAATTCGAGGAATAAATACTTTCACTTTTTATTGTGAAGATGTTCATCCAAGTTCTAGTTTTAAGAAAATCATAAATGCCAATACTACGGATGAAAATATTGGCTCGATAACAGTCTTACCGGATAATTCGGTTGATGTTTTAATCAATAATCAGGGAACATTACCCGCTTATCCAACTTTTAAATTCACTCATACATCAGACAATGCTTATATTGGGATGGCTGGTGAAAAAGGAGTGGAAGCTTTGGGAAGCCAAGAACAATATCTCACAAACTCTGTTACAACAGAAACAAAAAAAGTTGGATCGCAATGGCTTTTGAATCCAGCTAAAATAAGTGACAAATCCAACTTTGATGGGAAATTTAAAACAGCAAATGATAGAGCAAATCCTCAAAATGGCCAACTCTTAACCGCTGGTAATCTAGTTTGGAAACAGGACGGACTGAGATTTCAAGATGGTGGACCGGCTCCAGATAAAGATACGGTATATTCTGCAAGGGGAGCTATGCAGCGTTGGGAAATACCAGCTGATTCAGTAGGAGATGTGGGAAGTGCAAACTTTACTTCAACCTTTAATATTTTCGCACAAGCAACAAAACAAGGACAAACTGGTATCTTGCAATTGTTGTTTGTTGACGGAAATAATAAATTGATGGCTGGAATGGGTATCTATAAAGATGACACGAAAGGGAATACTTTCCAAACTCACCTTTATATCGGTGGAAATCACAACCGGACTTGGAAAGTATTTGGTCCAAAAGGGCAAGAATTAAATAACGGAGGGCACGGAGACGGTAAAGTACCAAATCCAAACCTTTATTTCAATTCAAAAACGGGATACTTTACAATCCAAAAGAAAGGACCAGTCTTTAACTTTACTTTTGGGAACAAAGGCGGAAATTATCCGATTACTATCCCAGAGCTGTCTGAAACAAAGTGCATGAGGGTATATATCTATGAAGGCCAGCTTAAAGGAAGAGATGCAGGCGGTCAATTTATTACCAATTTATCCTTGCGTAGCTTCAACTTCCAGAAAAATGATGTCACAAAGATAATAGATAGTACAACTGATGCTACAAAATATATTCCAGCTGATAATCATCACTTTGGGAAATATGAGGTTGTTGTTTCAGATATGGCAAGTGGGAATGTTTACCGCAAAGAGGGCGCAACTATTGCAAATGATGAGATAATAACTGGTTCAGAGCCATTTTCTGTTCCAGTTGGAAAGTCAATTGTTAATTGCACCTTTGGAGACGGAGCGACACCGCCAGATATTGAAGTCACTTTTAAGGAGAGATACTTATAAATGCAACTAAATATACATGATTCAACTTTAAAAAGGGTTGGTTTTATTAATAATAATTTACCGGATGCTCTTCATTATTTTGATGATAACTGGCATCGTTATCTGGCAGAAGGAACTTCAACTTTTGATTTTTCTGTAAATAAAGTAAACAGTTCTTATGCTTTATTAACGCTGCAAAGCTATATTAGCTTCACTTATGATGGGGAAGATTATTTGTTTAATATTATAAATATTGAGCAAGATCATTATTCTATGCATTTACAATGTGAGAATTTAAATCTTGAATTAATAAGTGAAGAAGTAGGAGCATATGGAAATACTAAAAGGCATAGTATTGTCTGGTATTTAAAAAATGTAGCTAAAATCACTAATGATTTTGTAGAGATTGGAAACAATCCTTTTCCGCTTAATGATGAAGATTCTTCAAATCCAATTCTTTCTTTTGATAGCACAGATACTAAACTTGCTAGAATTATTTCAATTTGCAATAGCTTTAACGCAGAATTTCAGTTCAGAACCCAACTAAAAAATGACGGAACTCTTCAAAATATCACTATCGATCTTTACAAAGAAGAAGGTATTGGACAAAAGAGAAAAGATGTCACTTTATATTATGGGAAAAATATTGTGGGAATTACTTCAAAAGCAGATCGTACTTCCACGTTTTTCAATGCTACAACAGTGACGGATTCAAAAAATAAATTTAACTGGCTTTCAGTGGAGGGTAAGCATTATAATTCTGACGGTCAATTGGAATTCTATAAGAATGCTGGAGATAACACAGCTTATGCCCCACTATCAAGAGATATGTTCCCTTCTCAACTTAAATCCTCAAGTTCAGACAGATATACTCGCAAAAATTTAAGTATAGAAGCTACCTCTGCAAATAGTTTGTGGGATTATGCTGTGAGCCAATTCAAACTATATGCTTATCCTCAAATGACTTATGAAGTAGTAGTATCAGTAAATGCTGTTACAAGTGCTCTTGGAAATGACAAAAAGCTAAATATTGGAGATACAATAATCGTCCAAGACTCAACTTTTGACAAGTCAGAAGGTGGTTTAATTCTGTCAGCAAGGGTATCTGAGCAAGAAATAAGTTTTACCAATCCACATAACAACAAGATTACCTTCACAAATTTTGTTAGATTAAAAAGTGAAATTTCTGCCGATTTATATGGAAGAATGAAAGATTTAGTTGACCAAAACACACCCTATAAGGCGGAAGTAGAAACTACTAACGGATTACAATTTAAGAACGGTAAGGGTTCAACGACCTTAACTGCTCGAATTTATTTCGGGTCAGATTTTTCAGAAACTAAAGCCGATAGTTACGAGTGGAGAAAGGATGGAACTCTTGTAGCAAACGTTCAAGAAATAACCGTGGATGCCAGCGGAATTGATGGGAAAGCGGTCTATGCTTATAAAGCTACTGTTAATGAAAAAGCAGTCGGCACTGCTTCGGTTACGATAACTAATGTCAATGACGGCGCTCAGGGTCCACAAGGACCGCAAGGGTTGAAAGGTGACCCTGGAGCAACTGGTATCCCCGGACAAGCCGGAGCTGACGGAAAAACAAGCTATCTTCATATTGCCTATGCCACAAACTCAACTGGTACGGCTGGATTTGATGTATCAAATGCGACTGGTAAAACTTATATTGGACAATATACAGACTTTACGAGCGCTGATTCTACAGACCCAAGTAAGTATACATGGAGCTTGATTAAAGGTGATAAAGGCGATAAGGGAGACCAAGGCGCCCAAGGTATTCAAGGCTTGCAAGGCCCTACTGGAACTCAAGGGGTTGCTGGCCCTAAAGGCGCTGATGGAAAAACGCAATATACACATATCGCATACGCAAATAGTGCCGATGGTAAAACAGACTTTTCAACTTCTGATTCTAATCGTGCCTATATCGGGATGTACGTTGATTTTAATATCAATGATTCAACCACTCCAAGTGATTACTCATGGACGCTTGTTAAAGGAGCGGATGGGACGCAAGGGACACCGGGCAAACCTGGGACAGACGGCAAGACACCATATTTTCACACAGCATGGTCTTACAGCGCAGACGGCACGGACGGTTTCACGACAGTTTATCCAAATTTGAATTTGTTAAATAATACAAGAATCACTCAAGAAAATCTCAATGCGCAAAATTGGTTAAGGACAGATGCCGGAAGTTCGCTGTCAGTTGGTTCTAATAATGGAATTAAAGTAGTTAATAACGGAGGGAGTGTTGGTAGTCAAGGCGGTTTCGCTTACGCTTCTACAGTAAATGTAAAAGCTGGAGAAATTGTCACAGTTAGTTGCTATATAAAAAACACCGGAACAGTAGAAATTAATAACTTTTCACTAGGGTTTGCATTTTATGGAACTACTAATTCATACCCTAGTAAAGGGAAGCTCGTGGTCCAAACTGATGATAAATATCACTTCTTTAGTTTTACAACGACCGTTCCAAACGGTGCTTCTACAGCTTGTCCACGTTGGGTTGATGTGGCAACTGCTGTTAATGAAAAGCACATTTTTGAAGTAGATAGAATGAAACTAGAAGAAGGCTCAACCGCCACTCCATACATGCCCTCATCTAGCGAAGTAACAACCGCTGACTGGCCAAGCTACATCGGTCAGTACACAGACTTTACGCAAGCTGACAGCACTAATCCATCCGCCTACACTTGGAGTCTGATACGAGGGAATGACGGGAAAGATGGAGAAGATGGTAAAGACGGAATAGCAGGCAAGGACGGTGTTGGAATAAAAACCACTGTTATCACTTACGCTATTTCAACAAGCGGAACGACAGCACCAACCACTGGCTGGACAAGTTCTGTTCCCAGTCTTGTCAAAGGGCAATATCTTTGGACGAAAACAGTATGGACATACACGGACAACTCATCTGAAACAGGTTACTCAGTAACTTATATTGCAAAAGACGGAAATAACGGTAATGACGGAATTGCTGGTAAAGATGGTACTGGTATCAAAACTACGACCATTACGTATGCAGGCTCAACAAGTGGAACAACGGCACCGACTAGCGGCTGGACTACCACAGTTCCGACAGTTGCAGCAGGTAGTTATCTGTGGACTAAGACTGTTTGGGCTTATACGGATAATACCAGTGAAACAGGGTATTCAGTTGCTAAAATGGGAAACAATGGAGCAACAGGGCCACAAGGACCTCAGGGTAATACTGGCCCACAAGGACCAACTGGTCCTGCTGGAAGTAATGGTGATCCAGGTAAAATTGTTTCTGATACTGAACCAACTACAAAATTTGTAGGTTTGACATGGAAGTATTCTGGAATTACAGCAGTTGATGCTTCTGACGGAACTAACATCCAACCAAATACTGAGTATTATTGGAATGGTAAAAACTGGGTTATTAATCTTATTAAGGCTCAAAATATTGATGTCGATACTTTGTCTGCGATTACAGCTATTTTAGGGGATATGCTTGGGGGTTCGCTGACTATCTCAAAAAGTGACACTCAGGGAATAGCTGTTAAAGATGGTGTGGTTAAGTCTTGGGATATTTCTAAAATGATAGACCCTAATTATCCAGACGGATATTCATATACAAGCATGGGGGTGGCTTTGAATTCAGGCGGCTTAACCATTTACAGTGCTGGTTATGGAATAACCCTTGATAAAGGTGGAGTCATTGATCCAAAATACAAAGTCGCTTCATTACAAGCGATTGCCAGTAATGGGAGAAATAGTATTGGTACAGGGCTTGTTTTAAATGCGACTAATTCCAATTTCCCATTTACAATTAATGGGAATATTGATGTGATTGGTGGAATTAGACAAACTTCTAAGACTACCTCTGTAACTATTGGAGCTGGTTTAACCTTGAGTTTAGAACGACGTGGTGAAACTGTGATTGCAATTTTGTTAGGGACAATTAATTCATCGCTTACTTCTGGTCAACAATTCAGTGTGGGTAAAATTCCATTAGGCTATCGACCTAATACAACAGTCAACATACCAGCGCATATGACCTCAAGTTATAATGGTGCACATATTGATGCGGGGATTGACGGAGTCTGTACTTGGTGGGGGCCTTCGACTAATACCGGGTACCCACGAGGTTCACAAATGTGGTTTACTAATGATTCGTTACCAAACTAGAAACAAGGAGAAAAAATGAAAAAGAACAAACAGACTCAAGAAACTACCGACATTATTATCGGCGATAATATCGTTGCTAACCTTAGCTTTACCGCTTATGAGACGGGGGCTTTAGAAGTCCGGTTAACAATTAATAACCCTCAAGATTTTCATAATTCAGAAGAAGCTAAAAATGAGCTAAACGAATTAATATCAGAAGCGTTTGAGGCTTCAAAAAATAAACTGTCCACTTATGAAGTGCCAGAAAAATAGAAAGCAGGGGTTATGGAATTAGAACAACTTGTGGAGCAGCATGAGGACAAACTCAAGCAGCACGATAAAGAATTATCTCGACTTAATGATATGTCGGTTGAAATGCAAAAGCAAATGAATGACGGTCTGACTCGTGTGGATGAATCAAATCGCTTTTTAAGAGAACAGAATACTCGACAATCCGAACAGAATGCTCAAATTTTGCAAGCAGTTATCAAAGGTAATGAAAGCTCAGATGAACGTCAGTTTCAGTTGAAATTACTTGATAAAACAAACTTTTGGAAGTTGACGATTGGAATCGGCGGTTCTGCAGCAGCAATTTTTGCAGCATTAACTGAAATAATCAAAGTATTTTTTAAATAAAGGAGAAAGAACATGAAAACAATCGACAAAGGAACACTCACACGTACAGTTTTGCTTTGGTTAGCTATCATTAACCAAATTCTAACAGCATTGGGTATTAATCCATTGCCACTTGACGATAATACTGTTAGCACTGTAATTACAACAGTTTTTGCACTTTGGGCTTGGTGGAAGAATAATGACTTCACTCATGCAGCTAAAAAAGGAACTGAACTTACAAAAAGTTTAAAAAATGGCGATAGTGTTCAAGTAGTTAAGGCATCTGATTCTGACCACGAGTTCACAGAAGGAGGCGAATAATGTCAAGTATTGAAAAATATGATTGCATGGATGCAAGCTCGAAAAGGTAAAGTTACTTACTCAATGACTTCACGAATGGGTCCGAACTCTTATGACTGCAGCTCGTCAGTATTCTTTTCAATGATTGCTGGTGGTTTTCTGTCAGCTGGTTCAATGGGAAATACTGAAACATTGTTTGGAATGTCAGGAACTAAACTCAAAGAAATCAGTCGAGGAGAAGTACAACGTGGCGATATTTTCATTTCAGGCACTCCAGGAGGTTCTGCTGGTTCGGATGGACATACGGGTATCTTTTTGAGCAATGGCTCATTCATTCACTGCTCTTACACTCACAATGGAATTGCGGTTGATACGAATGATGCATACATGAGTACTCGCTTACCACATCACTTTTATCGAATTGTTGGTTCAGGTTCAGGAAATACTGACAATAAGCCACAAATGGTTACATTAAACGTTGATGGTAAGTTTGGTAATGCTACCGCTAAACGATTGCAAGAATACTTTGATACAGCTGGAAAAGACGGAGTAATCAGTCATCAATATAAGCAAACTTTTAACCAAAACATTTATGCTGCACAGTTTGATTCATCATTGACAGGCTCAAACGTGGTTAAAGCATTGCAAAGATTCTTAGGAGTTGGTCAAGACGGGCTCTTTGGTCAAGGAACAATTAAAGCACTACAAAAACATCTTGGAACAATACAAGATGGAACGATTAGCCCAGTTTCTGATTCTGTCAGAGAACTACAACGTCGATTGAATGCGAATAAATTGTAA